CTGCTGCCGTTCATTTTGGCTGCATAGTCCAATTCGGACAGCGTGCCGACAGCGACGCCGGTGCGGTCTGACATGTCCTTCAGCGCATCCACCGCGTCGATGGTGCTGCGCGCAAATGTCAACACACCTTGGGCCGCCTGCACACCAAGGAACGCGCCCAGGGCTGTTTTCGCCAACGCGAAACCCTTGCCGACAGATTCGGCTGCGCCATTTAGCCTGTCCATGCTGGTGCGCAGCTGGTCGACCGCCTGCTGTCCGGTGACGCCTGCGCTGATTTTCAGCGCCACGTTCATATCCATGGCCATGACTTATTCCTTGCGTTTATTCATCACCTGCAGCGCCGCGACTTCCATGGCCTGCAGGTCGTCCATCATTGCGGCCGCGTCGGCCACACTATGGATTTTAATTAGGAACTCCGCCGACTGGTAATTCAATCCGATGAATGCACCCGCGATTACATGCCACTGCGTCTGCAAACGCATGAACATCACCACAGTGTCCGCGTTATCCTCCCAAACACCGAACAGCTGTTCCGTCGGGTCTGGCGATGCTGCCGCGATCATTTCGGTGGGCGCACCGAAGGCAGCCAGGTCGGCCGCCGTGTCGTCTTTCACGCCGCCCTGCGCCCAGTGACGGGCGGCGTCGGTTAGTTTTTTCTGCGGGCACCAGAAATGCTGCCCAGCAAAGCCATGACGATGGCCGTGGACACCATTGGAATGTCCAGCAGCTGGTCGCGGGCTTTTTCGCTATAGGGCACCGGGCCGTCGGCATCGACCACGCCGGACCAGCCGACCAAGGCTTCGCGCGCCAGGTCTGCGTCCGTCATTTCGCCGCGCTCCACGGCTTTCTTGATTTCGTCGACACGGCTTTGCGTCAGGCGTTTGAACTCGGCGTCGAATGTGGCTTTTTCGGTCTTGCCGCCATCGGCAGGCAGTTCGACGGTGACGGGCCAGCTGTAGGTGGGGTTCTGAACAATTTTGAACATGGTGCGCTCCTAAAGGGAAAGCCCGCCGGGTGGCGGGCTGTGGTTGGTAAGTGGTTGCTTACTTCACGACGATGCTGAATTCGTCGTTTCCTGCGGTGCTGGGCACCAAGGTGATCGGCACCTGCAGCATGTGGATGCCGTTCTGGTCCTGGTAGGTCGGGTTGGACACATCCACGCGGCTCGACGTGATCTGCACCTTGTTGCCGGTGACTGTGCCGTGGGTGATGTCCAGCGCGCCCAGGGTGTTGCCCAGCGCCAGGCTGAAAAAGTCCTTGGCCGCGATGGTCGGTGCTTCGAACACCACTTCGCCATTGACGCCACGGTCTGTCATCAGCACGTCTTCGGCACCGATCAGGGTGCGGTACTGGATCTGGTTGTTCAGGTTCATGTTCAGCGACGCCAGCGCGCCGGAATAGCCGAACAGGCTGAAACCGGTGGTGTTGTCGTTGTTGGCCGCCTGGGGCGTCTGGAACGCTGTGTAGGTGACAGACGGTGCGGCTGTGTCTGTTGGCGCGTTATACAGGCCAGTGAAGGCGAACCGGAACACCGGGATCTGGCCAGCCTGGATCTGCATTTCCACGTTGCCGCGTGCGCCGGTGACTTTGTGCAGAATTCCGTCCACGTTGTAATACAGCGTGACGCTGGCAAAGCTGGCCGACACGGGGGTGTAGGTCACATCGCTGGCACCATCAGTTTCAAGCATGCCGCATGCCTGCAGCAGCGGGCCGTATGCGGGGGCGGTGCCGGCGGTGCCAGAACCTGCCATTTCCACTTCGAATTCCACCGACACGTAGTTGGACGCGATCAGCTGTTCGCTGGCTCCAAGGTACGGGCGCACCAGGTCGCGGCTGGCCAGTTCCGCGTTCAGCGGTGTGATGGACAGATTGCGCACCAGGATCGCATTGGCTGCGCCGGTGGGGGTGGGGTCCACGCCATAGCTGGATTCCAGCTTGGCCAGGATTGTGCGTTTGCGTGTGAGTAGTGCCATGATGAAACCTCGCGTGGTTGTGCCGATTTTAACTCAGCGAATTAAGGGCCGTGCGGTACGTGACCGCAAATTCTGCCGACACCACGCCGGCAGGCTGGTCCGCTTCGATGTTTTCGAACGCCACAGTGGTCGGCAGCATGTCGATGACATAGCCGCCCAGGGTAGCGTCGCCCATCAGCTTGGAATGCACGTCCAACATCACCGGGTCAGCCAACTGGTCAGGAACCGGGCCGCGCACGATGACTGCCACGCGCACGTTCATGGTCCATTGCAGCGTGCCCAGTGTGTCCTGGGTTGCGCTGTCGCTGATCGGCTCCACCACGATGGCCGGTGCTTCACCACGCGCCAAAGGTTCGACGCGGCTGCGATAGATGCGCGAACCCACGCCGGCCGTGCCAGCCAGGGCGGTCACGATGCGTTGCAGGATGGTTTCGCGCTTGCTTGCCATGTCAAACTTTCGACAGGTAGACGATGCTGAACTGGCCGTCGTCCTGGGCGCGCACTTCGCGCACCGTGTAGGCGACAGCGTTGACTGTCAGCGCGTCGCCATACTTCAGGTTCGGGTAAACGCTGGACTTGACGGTCAGCGCATAGTCCGTGGTGATGACCATGCCACCTGCGATCACCTCGCTGGGCATGTCCAGAACGCCGGTGGTCGCGGTCGTGCCGTCAGTGACGGGCACACCGAAATCAGCCAGGAACACGTCCAGGTTTTCACTTAGCACGGCGGCTCCGCTTGGCCTTGGGGGCGTCGGTTTCCACCAGGGCGTCAGCGGCCACGGTGTCCAGGATTGCTGGCGGGGCTTCGACAGCCTCGACAGCTTCAATGGTCACGGCTTTGCCCAGCTGCAGCAGCATGCGGGCGTCAGCGTCCGGCAGGTCGTAAACCTGGCCAGCCAGAACGAACTGCTTATTGGCGACGGTGGTGCGTGTGATCTTGACTTGCATGTTAAAAAACGGGCCGGGTGTTTAATCCGGCCCGTTCCTCATTGCCTATTTAGGCGATGTTGGCGTTGCCGTAGCAGAAGCTAACAGCGTTGCGCACTGCGATGTCCACGTCCTGCATGGCGATGACGCGGACCGTGCCGCTGGTTGCGCCAGCGTAGGGGTCAACAGTCAGATCCAAGCCGGACCAGAAGCCCAGGATCAGGTCGGCGAAGTTGCCGAAGAACACGTCGCCGCTGGCCACTTGGTTCGACACTTCGGTGCCGTAGCCGTTGACGGTGTTGCCTGGCTCCCAGATTGTCTGGCCAGTGCTGCTGAACTTCTCAGCAGACTTCAAGCCACCGCGCATGGCGGCGTTCACCAGGTAGCGCATGGTGCCCACGTCGGCGTTGTCGGCAGCGACTTCCGATTCCATGGCCACGATCTCAGCGAAAGTGGGTGTGGCTGCGGCGAAGTCCTTGGTGTTGATGCCGGACTGCAACTTCAAGCCGGTAGGCTGGTTGCTGGACCCTGTGCCGTACAAGGCAGCGGCGTCGATTGCCAAGGCAATGACGGCAGCCAGGTCGCGGCGCACCATGTTTTCGACGTCCAGGCTCGACTGAAGGATCAGGCGGCGGCTGAAGTCGGTGTAGGCACCCACGGTCTTGGGCGACATAGCGACTTGGCCGACGGTCTGCTGGCTCTCAGTAGGTGCGCCGGATTCAGCGACCCAGTAGGCAGTGGCAGCGCCGGTCTGCTTGGGGAAGGCCACGTTGCCGACCAAACCGTTCATCACAGTGGCACCAGCGCGCTGGACCACGGACTTGTTGCGCAACAGTTCGATGAAGCTGTCGGCCATCAAGTCGGTGGCGACCAAGTTGCCGCCGGCGGTGGAAGTGCCGACTGTCAGGTCACGCTTGGCGCGCAAGATTTCTGCGGGCACGAAAATGCCACGGGCAGACTTGCCAGCAGCCTTAGCACCAGCTTCAGACACTTCGCGTTCGAAGGCAGCAGCTTCCCAGGCGTTCTTGTCGCTGGGGTTGGCCAATGCGTTCAAGGCGCGCAAGACGCTGAACTGACGCACTTCTTTGTCGGACAAGCCGACGTCGGCTTCTTTGCCGGTGATAGGTTTCTGATCCACTTTGATTTCCTCCAGGAAAGCGGCGCGTGCAGCATCAAGATTGACGCCTTCGCTAATGAGTTTGCGGGAAAGGTCGGAAGCGTTGAAACGCTGTCCAAGTGCCTCAATGGCGGCGATGCGCGAACGCTCGGCTTCGGCAGCCTGCGTGGCCACCACCTGCACGTCCACGGGTTGCGCGGTTGGCTCGGTCATGGTTGGTTCCTCGATGGTGATTTCCGCAGGCTGTGCGGATTCCTCTTGAATGCGATGCACAGTGACATCGCGCTTATCGTCGGTTTCAGCGCGACCGATGCCCACGGTGTGGTCAGCAGGCACTGTCACCAGCGATACTTCGAACGGCTCCCAACGGGTGGCCGTGTATGTGGATTTCCCGTCCTTGACGGACTCGACCATTTCGCTGATGCGATAGCCAAAGGAAACGTTGCGCAGGATGCCGTCATTCACCATCGACATGACTTCATCGGCGCGGGCTGTCTTGGCGAAACGCACCTGGGCGTAACCGCGCTTGTCGGTGCCGATCCAGGCTTTTTCCAGCACGCCGATGATTTCGTCCATGTTGTGATTAAACAACAGTGGCGCGCCATCGTTCAGGCGTGTCAGGTCTGCGGCGTCTTTCTTGTGCGACAGCACTTCGTCACCGAACCAGCGTTCGACGGCCAGTTCGCTGGAAAACGGAAATTCGACCGTGCGAGATTCGGCGTCGATGCTGATGCCTTCGGCCTGAATCGCTCGGGTCAGCTGCGGCAGCTGAAACCGCGTCTGTTCTTGTTGCATATGTTCCCCAGTAGTTTCTGGATTGTCCGCTGATTGAATTATAACGCCAAGTCAGGGATCACTGACTTTGCGTGTCGTCCGGTGATGCAGCGGGTTCTGATTGGGCCGCGCCCTTTTTGTCGACAGCGCTCGGGTCGGTGTCGAACATCAGGTCCATGTCGTCGGCCATTTGAAGTTCGCGCTGGCGTGTCTGCATCACGTCTTCGATGTCGCCGCCTTGCTGGGCGATCACATCGGACAGCGTGGTGAAACCACAGCGCACCGCGTCCTTGTAGGCGGCCATTTCCTTGGCCGGGTCGATCCACTGCCAGCCGCGCGGGATCCAGCGCACGGCGCGGAATGGCTCGGGGTTGGCTTCGTAGCCGTTCAGCTGCAATTCACCAGACAACACAGCCAGGTCCAGCCATTCCTCGAAAACCGGGCGGTGGAAGTTTTCGATCAGCCAGGACTGCAGCACGCGCCAGTTGTCGCGGTCGTCCAACAGCGACAGGCGGCCGCTGCTGTAGTTGGCCTGGCTGTAGTCGCGCGACAGCGTGGCGTAGCTGACGCCAAGGCCGGCGGCCAGCGAATGCAGCATGGCGCGCACGAACGGTTCGTACTGGCCACCAGGTCGGTTGGGCTTGCTGTCGGTGAACTGTTCACCAGGCAGCAGGCGGTGGATCAGGCCTGGTTCAAAGTTGGCCACATCCAAGCCGCCTTCCTGGCCATCGGTCATGGCGTCGTCTTCAGGGCTGGTGATGAAACCCATGCGGCAGGCTTCAGCACGCGCGGCGATCACCTCGGCTTCGGTGTAGCCCTGCAGGTGGTGCATTTTCATGATGGCCGATGCAATCCACGGCACGCCACGGGTCTGGCCTGGGCGCTCTTGCTTGAACAGGTGGATGACGTCGGCCGCCAGCACGCGCACGGTCTTGTTGTTCACAGCGCCAGCGCCGAACGGGTAGTCGCCGGGGTGTTCTGTCTTGAAGTGGTAGGCGACGGGCCGGCCCCAGGTGTCGCGCTCGACGCCCATGCGGATTTCGTTGCCGGACTTGGCCATTTCGTTCAGGTCGACGTCCAGGCGGTCGGCTTCGATGACCTCCAGGGCAAACGGCACGCGGCCGCCACCAAAAGCCTGGCGGACCTTGCGCACGAAAATTTCGCCGCTGTCGGGCATGGCGTCCAGCAGCTGGCGCTCGATGTCGTTGAACGACAGCACGCCGGCGGTGTGGCAGTGTTGCTTGCGCTTCCACTTGGCCCAGGCAGCTTCGATGGCACCATTGGCTTGGTCGTCCATGCGGTTGCCGCGTCGCATTTTGACGCTGGCTTGCATGCTCACGCCCTGGCCCACCACGTTGTTGGTGATGGCGCGCTGGGCGCTGCGGGCGTAGTCGTTGTTCCGCACCAGGTCACGGGACCGGTCGCGCAGGCGCTTCAGGTCCTTGCGGATCTCGGCATCCATGCTGGTGCTGGCGGTGATCCAGTCAGCCACCAGGCGGTTGTAGATGGCACCCTGAAAACCACGGCGGCGGGGTGTTGCTTGCTGTGGCGCGCTGCGCTTGAACCAGTCACGAATTCCCATGTCAGAACCTCACAAAAACGGCGCGGCCGCTGTTCATGCCTTTGGCCAGGCGGTCGGCACGCGCTTCGCGGGCCACGTCAGTTTTCAATTTGGTTTCCAAGGCGATCAGGTCAGCCATTGGCATTTTCTTCAGCGACCGGTTGCCAATGCTGTATTCAATGGTGGCACCACCGGTCACGATGGCGCGCATGGCTGCCTGCACCGCTTCCAGGTCGATCTGCGCCTGGGTGCGGCCGTCGTAGGCTCCGGTGGCGGCCACCAGGTTGGCTTTGACGGTAATCACGCCGCTGCCGACCGTGTTGCGCGCGGCTCCGCTGGTCATGTAGTCCTGCCAGTAGACAGTGCCCGCACCAAGGGCAGCAGACTGCGACGCCGTGATGGTGAAGTCCCAGCCACCGCCGGCAGCTGCAACACCGACCACGTTCAAGGCGTCGGCGTCTGTAGCATGGCGCAGCGAAACCGTGCGGGTCCAGGTGCCGCTGTTGTATAGCGGGGTGGCTGGCTCCGACCACTGCACAGTGTCGCCAGCGTAGATCAGGCTTGGAATGTTCATGGTTTCACCAGCTGGTCATAAAGTTGTTGCGCCTTATTTTACCTTGGGCGCGCTTATTCTGTTCTTTTTGCTCGGTTTCTGGCTCTGTCTTTGTCGTGATGTTCAGTGACTTTTCCCACTGGTCCCAGCAGGTCCGCCGGTTGAACCTGGTGTAAAGCCACTGCAGGGCGGCGTAGTTGTAGACCATCACGTCCAGCGCTTCGTTGCGTGCGCCCGATTTCTTGACCCATTCACGGACCGGAAAGCCCTTCACATAGCGCGTTATCTGCTTTTCAGCGGTCAGTTGGTCGAAATAGTCGGCCGGTAGCTCGGCATGGAAGTGCAGATAGCCTGGGCCTGGTTCGTTCAGCTTCAGCCGGGCAAAGATCGTCGACTTGATGGTGTCAGAACCCACCGGGTAAACCTCGGCACCGGACTTGATGGTGCGGCCCTTCCAGTTCAAGTCCACTTTGGATGGCTTGCCGATGGGCGCTTTGCCGCGTTGCGACTGGCCCTTGATGGCGAACACGTTGTCCGCACGCCGGTCGCGGCAGTAGGCGTAAACCTCGGCGGTGTAGTGGCCACCGCTGTCGATGGCCGTGGCCATAACCTTGACCGGCTGCGCCAGTTCATGCGCCACCGGTTTCAGGATCACTTCGTCCAGCTGCTGCCACACCTTGGGCTGGCCTGGGTCGCCGTAGATCTCCATGTGGTCAATGACCCAGCCTTCTTCGTCGCGGCCCCAGCCCACCAGCTTGACCGCCAGGCGGTTGTCCTGCACGTCCACCGCGCAGGTGATGGCCAGCGCACGGGCAGGGGCGACGCCGGGGGTGTAGAACTCCACGCGGTTTTTCAGATCGTCCGCGCCCAGCTTGGTGGCGTATTCTTCCTCCCAGGTTTCGCCCAGGACCGTGTTCACAAACGTCTTCAGCAGTGCCGCGTCGCCTTTGGCCTGCTGGAACTCGGCCACGATCTCGGCCCAGGACTTCCAGCCCAGCGGGGAATACAGGCTGGACAGGTGAAACCCTGCCGTCTTGCCGTCGCCTGGTGCCGTGGCACGCCATTCGCCAGCGTTCAGCATGTCGGTTTTGTTGCGTTCTTCGATCAGCGTGCCGCAGTCGTCGCAGGCATAGGCCGCCGTCTGTGGGTCGTCGTCGCTCCACTTCAGGTTCGACCACTTCAATGGCTGCATGTGGCCACAGTGCGGGCAGGGCACATGGAACTTGCGCTGGTCGCTGCGCAGGTATTCGCGCTCGATGCGCGACACGTCCTTCACCGTGGGCGTGCTGCACATGTAGACCTTGCGCCGTGAAAACGTGGTCGTGCGCTTTTCCGCCAGCTGGATCGGGTCGCCTTCGCCGTCCACGTCCAGCGGGTAGGCGTCGATTTCGTCCAGGAACAGATACCGCACCGGCATCGACCGCAGGCCGGCTGCACTGTTGGCACCGCTGATGATTAAAACGCCGCCGTCGAATTCCTTGGTCATCATGGAATTGGACGCCTCGCGGCTAGTGTTGTTGGCGATGCGCTCTTTCAGGATCGGCGTTTCTTCGATCATGGGTGCCAGGCGCTGCTTGCTGAAGCGCTTGGCCGTGTCGACAGTTGGCTGCACCAGCAGCATCGGGCCAGGCGCGTGATGGATCACGAACCCCAGCCAGTTGTTGCCGGTTTCGGACTTGCCCACCTGGGCACCGGCCATGAACACCACGCGCTGTGCAGGACTACTGGGTGACATTTCGTCCATGATCTCGCGCAGGTAAGGCGTGCGCTCGGTGCGCCAGCGGCCAGGTTCGGCTGATGCTTTTTGCGACAGCATGCGGTGGCTGTCCGCCCAGGTGCTGACGGTGTGGTCAGGATCTGGCGTCAGGCCGGCAATGAATGCCTGGCGGTAGGTCAGTGCGCCGTCGTTCATTCGATCTGCAAGTCTTCCAGCGCGCGTCGGATTTCTGACACCAGGCGCTGGTGGACCTTGAA